TTTTTTTATCTGTTTGTAATACTGCTCCGTGTTTAACATCACTGTCAAAAGTTAACATTTGATTAGCTTTAGATTTAATTTTTATTTTCTTTTTAGGATCTAAAACAGTATAGCCATTATTATTGTTAAGATAAAAAATAGCTGTTTTTTGTGTTTTAATAGGAGACTCTTCTATATCAATATGAAAACCAGAAAATGTTTTTGTTTTTGTTTTCATTACTAAATTAGCTCTAATTTCAAGTATATATTTAACATTAAGTTTTTTTAATATAGGTTTAAGTAATTCAAAAGCTGTTGACGTAGGTTCGTTGTGTCTTGCAAACATATGTGCAAAATAAAAACCATCATTATTTTTTTTATTGCTTAATATTTTTTCTCTATAAAACCAAGGAAAATCACCAAACAAAGTTTTTTGTAAAAAATTAAATTTTTCTTTTTCTATAAAATTTTGTTTTACTTGATAACTAGATATAGTCATAATTAAAATTTATTACCATTCTCGTTATTGTATTTGTTTGAATTTTTGCCCTATGTAATAATTTTGAATTAAAAATTACCATTTGATTTTTTAAACATTTAATTTTTTTATCTTTAAATTCTGTATATCCATTGTTAGTGTTTACATAATATATAGCTGTTTTATGTGTTAAATTATTTGTAAAATTGTCTGTATGCCAATTACATTTGTAATCTCCTTTTAAACATAAATTAGCTCTTATATTATAAATTTTTTTACATTTTAATTTTTTTAAAATTGGTTCTATTAAAAACATAAAACCAGAATTTATTTTTTCTTCAACAATAAAACTATGAGAAAAAAAACTTGAATCATTTTTAGTTGAATTTGGATGATAGTACCAAGGAAAACTATTATTTAAAAACACATTACAAATTTTATTTGAATCTTGTTTGTTTATAAAATTTTTATATATATTCATAAGTTATAGTTTGCACAAAATTTAAACTATCTTTTTGATTGTTAGTTAAGTAATACATATTTGTTGATGGAAACATTATAAATTTATTATTTGTTAATGGTATATCCCAACTTCTTCCTTTACGTCTGTTATCTTCAAAATGTATTCTAACATTACAATTTTTAACGTTAACACCATAAAGAAATGTATAATCAGGAGAATTACGTAGATCTACTGGATCTATATTTAATAAAGGAATTGTAGTTTCATTTGGTTTGTACATATTTCCCCACGTTTCCTTTTGAATTAATGTAGATTCATAGTGCATACCAAAATGATCTCTCATATAAGTATTCAACATATCGAATGTTCGGGAAAATGGAAAAGATGAATCTGTAACTTGTGAAGTTATTATATCTTTTTGAAGTTTGTCTCTATCGATATCCCACCCTTTAGGCATATCAACATCACCATAATATAGAGCTTGCTCTGTTAATACTTTCTTCTGCATACCACCACCTTTTTTAATCTATGCTAAATTGTCTGTCAAGTCCCAAGATTGATTGTCTTCATTCCAAGCGTAATGCCAAGCGTGAGTACCATCTTCGTTTTGTGAAGTTTGTTCTGCAGTTAATGCTGGAGCATCACCGATTGGTGATTTCCAAGTTGCATTTGTAAGATCTTGTACCCAAGATGCATATGGTTTTTTAGGCCAAAAGATTTGATTATCTTCGTCCCAAGTAAAACCTATACCTGCGTAGTTTCCTCTAAATGCTTTTGAGTTATCACCTGATGAATGTGTATTGTTAGATGTATTGTAAGATGTTTGAATCCACATCTGTGCAGGCCAATTGTTATGTGTTTCTAACCATTGTTGTCCGTTAGCTTCAATTTCATTGCCTTCAGCATCTTTCATTACTTCATTATCACAAGTTAATACTTGAATAACTTTTCCGTTAGCTCCTAGTTTTGCAAAATGTGCCATATTGTTTCTCCTTATATATTAATTTTAATTACCATTCAACTATTGAAATTTGTATCTTATTATAACAACTCCTGAACCTCCAGCACCTGCTGTGTATGGGTTGTGTGAACCACCCCCACCTCCACCTGTATTAGCGGATCCTGCTGTTCCTGTATTTCCTCCACCACCAGCACCACCTGTTCCACAAGTAGGTGTTCCATTTCCAGCTCCACCACCAGCTCTTGCTGTTGGAGTAGCATTAATACTTGAAGTTGCTCCTGCTCCACCTGGACCTCCTGAAGGTCCAGTTCCTGCTGCTCCTGCTGCAGTTGCTCCACCTCCACCACCTGCTGGAGAAGATCCACCACCTACACCTCCTGGATTACCTTGCGGCGGACTAACTGGAGGAGTATTTCCTGTTCCTGCTGTTCCTCCACCTGGAATACCACCTGCTGAACCACCACCTGAACCTCCACTTGTAGCATTTGAAGGAGCTTGCGCACCTCCTCCGCCTCCACCTGCCGATGTAATTGTTGTTGTTCCTGTAAAAACTGAATTTGAACCAGAGCTTCCTCTAACTCCAGTACTACCTGCTCCTCCTCCTGCACCAACTGTTACTGGATAACCTGTTACTGTAACTGGTAAAGCTGAAACACAAGCTCCCAATGGAGATCTTGCATAACTTCCTGAAGCCGTACCTGATGATTCTCTATAACCACCAGCTCCACCACCAGCACCCATATTAGCAAAATTTGGACCGTTACCACCACCTGCACCACCTCCCACTACTAAATAATCTATTGTACTTGATCCTGCAACGTTACCTTTACTAGAAACACAAAAAGTTCCAGGACTTGTAAATGTATGAACTTTAAAATTGGTACAAACTGTAGTTATTGTACCACCAGTTGCCGCTATAAATTCTGGACCAGGTGCTTCTGATTGTAAACCTGAATCCGTTACTAACCAACCTTTTGTTGCATCTACATAAACTAATGTAACTGCAATTCCCTCTGTTGCTATAGTTGAATTTAAAGCTAAACCAGCAATATTAGAACCGTTTCTTAATAATATACAATTATTTGTGTCAAAAGTATTTGCATAATCTTTTACTGCAACTACATCTCCAGCACTTGGTGATGCTGGCAGTGTT